AGCCAATGAGTTAGCCGCAATTGACCAGTATTTTATTCATTCACGCATGTATGATGACTGGGGTTTAGATAAATTATATGTACGCCTTAACCATGAAATGGAAGAAGAAAATAGCAAAGTGTTTGCTTGCTCCAATTCAATTCGTCTGTTTCGCTCTTCTTTCAATTGTGTAGCTACTTTGATCAGTAGATCAGGATTGTCTAGCAGTTCTTGCGTTGCGTACATGCCGTGTTTTCTGATTTGCGGCAAGACTTCTTCCATAACCCATGCTTCGAACTTTTCCGCACTTGGCAAGTTTGATTTGATAACCAATCGGTAAACATCTGATTCTGGAATAATTTTGAATTTTTGGCGACGACCTAACGAATCGTTACCCCATGTTTCAATCGCTTTTCTGCAATGGTCATTAGTGGCTTTACTTGGATTTTTGTATCCCAAAGTTTTGGCAACATCGTTTGCTACAAAGTATGGAATATCATTTTCGATAATCGTTCGAACTTCGTTTTGCTCGAAATTAAAAATTTGTGGTGTATTCATTTTTTCATTCCTTTCTTTGATATAATAAAAACATCAATCATTTTCTTGCCCTATTTCCAAGTAATTGGTTATCTGCATTGGGTGAATTCAAGGAAACCTAAGTCATTTTGATATGGCAACCCTGAGCCAAGTTACAAACCCTTCGATTCAACGTTTGTAAAAGGTGCAACGCATAGATAGTGAGCTGAAGGATCAATAACCTATCCACGAGCGCCCAACGACCTTTAGCAGAAGGCCGATGAGATATGCTGACCTTATGAGAAATCATAAGAACTAGTTGATAAAAAACTACTAGGATAACAAGGTGGCAAAAGCACTCGCTGACTCAGTTGTTAAAAAATTTGCACCGTCACAAACAACAGTTGTAGAAACATTAGCAAACAACAAAAACTTTGAGGACGTGATGCCATTAGCAATGAATACTTCTGTAGCAGCGAAATTAAGCAATAATGATTCAGTGAGCGCTATTGGTAAAGAAAATGATTGATGAGCCACCTGCAAAGGTGGTTTTTACTTTGTAAACAAGTTTAACAACTGTTTTAGAAATTATGTTGACAAATTTTAAAGAATACTTTAAAATTAATCCATAGTTAAATAAGACATACGAACATTGATTTAAAAGCTTTCTTGGCGGTTGGCGTTTATTAATCAACTGTGTTTTTGTTGTCTTTATAGTTGTTAAACTTGTTTACAAGAACAATATTAAAGTATTCATTGTTTAAAGTCAACACTTTTACAATGTTTTCTTTAATTTTCTTTCTTGTTAAGAAAGGAACGTTGATATGACTACGTTTGAGAGGATTAAAGAATTAGCAAAAAAGCAAGGTAAATCATTAAATAAGGTAGAAGAAGATTTAGGATGGTCAAGAAATACATTGTATTCTCTAAAGGTTAACAAGCCGTCTTCAGAACGATTGGAAACTTTGGCAGATTACTTTGGAGTTTCTGTTGATTACCTGTTGGGTAGAACTGATAATCCTCATAGTGCAGAATCTGAAGATGAATACGATGACTTAGTTATGATGTTTCGAAAAAACGAAATGGAAATACCCGAAGAAAAACGTGATGAGTATAGACGCGAAGTTGAAAAACTCATGGATTTTGTTAAATTTACGATGAAGGAATTAGATGAAAAGAACAAAAATAAGTAGGTGTATTTGATGGATGTTGAAGTATCAGAGCGTATCGAAAGCAATAACTTGCTACTCAATAGATTTTTATTAGAAAACGATATAAACCCTATTGAATATAAGTGGGAAATGTATTTTGAAAAATTTATAGCTGACAATAAAATTGAATTCATAAATAATCCTCCTAGGTTGTCCTTAGATTTTTATTCTGGATTCACAGTTAAAAGTAATTATACAACAGCAATTTTTATTAATTCAAAAATGGTTTTGGCTCGTCAACGTTTTAGTGCAGCTCATGAAACAGATCATATTATCTATGACTTTGATGAAAATAAACCTACTCAAAAATTCTTTAATGTTGAGGAAAACACGGCTTTTTACACCAAAGAAGAACTAGCAGTTGAAACATTAGCTAACACAGGAGCTGGAGTTAAAATGCTTCCTGATATAACTATTGTAAAATTTTTGGAAACAGATATTTCTTTCTATAAAATGGCAGACATTCTTGGAATGTCTTTCCCAGCTCTTTATACAAGGCTAGTACAATTTTGCCAAACAACACTAAATATAAACGGTTCTTCAGCATCAACTCTGATTAAAAGATTCCAAAATAACAAAGATGACAAGTATTTTATAAATCAGCGCCTTTCTGGTTGGGGAAGTACAAAGAAAAAAGAAATCGAATATGCTTATCAGAACAGTTTATAAAAAATACCCCTACCGAAGTGACAGCTTCGATAAGGGCTACTCATTTCTGAGAGATTACAAAATTATTATATCAAAGAAATGAGGAAAAGAAATGAAAAAAGTAGTATATGGGTTGCTATTTGCCACTTTAGTGCTTTCAGGTTGTGGCAGTCAAGGTGGCGACGGTGGTGATGCAGTGGAATCAAGTTCTTCATCAACAATTGCAGCTTCTTCAGAGAAGAAAGTTGATATTTCATTAAAACAGCCTAATCACGACTTAGAGAACAACAAATTTAGTATTTCCGGTAAAACTGAACCTGACACAAAGCTAAAACTGTATATTGAAGATAGCTATTTAGAAACATTGATCAGCGATAACGAAGGTAACTTTTCCTATGAAAATTCTCTCCCAGCAGTTGACAACAGATCTTATAGAGTTGAGGTTGATGATTCTATTCAGTCTGTTATGGTGAAGTCTAAAAAAACGCTAGAACTCGAAGCTATGTCTGAAGAAGAACAAAAGCAAGCTGAGGAAAAAGAAAAAGCAAGACTGGAAGCCCTAGCTAAAGAAGAACAAAAGAAAAAAGAAGAAAAAGAAGCTGAAGAAAAGAAAAAGCAAGAAGCTGAGGCCAAAAAGCAACAAGAAGAGAACGATAGAATAAACGCCATAACGAATTCTTCCAGAGAATATCAAAATGCGGTTTCCAAGGCAGAAGATTATTTAGATTACACCGCATTTTCAAAATCCGGATTACGTGACCAACTAATTTTTGAGCAATTCCCTGAAGATGCAGCGCAATTTGCTGTTGACCATATAGTAGTTGATTGGAATGAACAAGCGTTATTAAAAGCCCAAGACTATCTGGATTATTCATCTTTTTCGAATCAAGGTTTATATGATCAACTATTGTTTGAAGGCTTTAGTGAATCCGAGGCTCAATATGCCTTAGATAATTTACCAAAATAAAAACCTCAATCTTTAGTTGCAAGGATGTCCAAAACAAAATTCCGTTTTTGAGGAGTAAAAACTTATGAAAAAATATTTAATGTTATCGTTTTTTATATTTGTTTTAACAGGTTGCTCTTCTGTTGATTTTCGCGAAAAGTCTGATTTAGATAAAATAAAATTTGGCGATAATACAGAATTGATTACAGAAACTCTTGGAAAACCGAGTGAAGAAACAACTGAGAACAAAAAAATCAAATCAGCAATTGATAAAGGTATGGACAGCGATTTTAATAGTTTAGGTGACACTTCACTAGCTCAAATGAAAGTTGCAATTCAATACTTGATTGAGGGAGAAAAACTATCCCTATTCCAGTACAAATATAAAAACGATGCTGAAGAAGTCACAAGAAACTATATTACATTTTACGATAATGATGAAGACTTCGCACTTGCCATTTTTGATTATTAAACAAAAAAACACGCCCCACCGACCAAGATTGAGCGTGCTAAGCAATAAACAAATAGGCTTATTTGCTATGCCTATTATATCAAATGATAGGAGTTGTTTAAAGTGTGGATTGAGAAACTAGCGGATGGGAAATTCAAGTATGTAGAAAGATATAAAGATCCGTATTCTGAGAAGACAAAAAAGAAGAGTGTTATACTAACAAGCGATTCTGCTCAAGCCTCTAACAAGGCACGTAAGCTATTAGAAATAAAGATTAACGAAGCGATTAATGAGAAGAAAAAAGAGCGGATTATGTTTCATGATGCGATTGATCAATGGTACGAAGGGCATAAAAAGCCGCTTAGAAATAGTTCCAAAATGGCGTATAACGCAACAATAAAATCAGTTAAAGGTATGATTAGTGCCGATGTTTGGGCAGACAACATTGACGCTCCCCTTCTTCAGACTGCATTCAACAAACTTGATTACTCGGATGAGTACCTAAGTACAATAAAATCTATATTCAACATGGTATTTGAATACGCTCGTAGAATGGGCTACGTGGATTTTAATCCAATGGCTGACGTTATTATCAAGAAAAGACCAAAAACCCGTGAGGACTTCAAGAAACTCGAAAACAAGTACTTAGAACGTGAAGAAGCTGAGAAATTAATTGAGGAACTTTATCGCAGGCCATCAACTTATCGTTTGGCTAGACTGGCAGAATTTATGTTCTTAACTGGTATGCGTGTTGGTGAGGCTACAGCAATGCAGCCAAATGATTTTGACTTAGTTAATCGTCAAGCTCATGTAAATGGATCAATAGACCGAACTGAAGGCTATCGCAAAGGTATTAAAGGACCCGTTAAAACAAACGCATCTTATAGAACGATTGATATCACAAAAAGGACGATCGATCTCGTTCAGCGAACTATTGATGAAGTAAGTTTGGATGCTATTGAGAATCCTAAATTTGAAAAATTGAACTATCTATTTGTAACCAAAAATGGCGTTCCCGTTCAAATTAATTCTTTCAACCTCGGCTTGAAAAAAGCTGGAGCAAGAGTTGGACTTGAACATAAGAATTTATCCTCACATATTTTTCGCCACACTCATATTTCATGGCTTGCCGAAAAAGGATATCCGTTAAAAGCGATCATGGATCGAGTTGGACATGAGGATTCCAAGATTACAAATCAAATTTACACACACGTCACTAAAAATATGCGTGCCAATATCCTAGAAGATTTGGAAAAGGATGGACTTTAAACTACAATTTATTGCCCCTTTCCTGCCCCTTCAAGCTATATGTATAAGACAAAACCCGTTAGAGCCCTAGAGCCCCAACGGGTTTTTAATGAAGTTATTTCACTGCGTCTTTTAATTAAATCATTTTCCTACTACTATATACTGGTGCTTTTTCGCATCAAATAAGGCGGATTTAGCACCGCATACTGTTAAAAAAATTTGACTGGTATGGACTAGTAAGAAGTTTTTGCCCCTTTTTTGCCCCCTTTTTATCACACAAAAAAAGACCCACCCTACAAAATAGAGTGGACCAAAAGAAGTATAACAATGAAAAAATTGAATCGGTTGGTTGGATTTATAATACACCATAGCATTCTGGATATCAATATTATTAATTCACTCTTGAAAAAGCTGAACATACAGAAAGGATTCTTCATTTATAGTCTTTATGCTTTTTATTTGGCTTTCGGTAACTTTAACTTTTTCAGAGCCTTTGCTCTTTTCAATTAAATCTTTTTTTATTTTTATTAAATCTTTATTAGCCAATTTACCCACCTTTTTCTAAGTATTTGATAGCTTAGCAACCAAAGTATAGTTCGATCATTTGGATACGTTCACCTTCTTTTGCTTTTGGAGTGACTTGACCTAAGAAGATTTCATCAGAGTAGCCATTTCCTTCGGATGTCGCTGCACAAAATTCTATTTCGTCTTTATCATCAAATTGCTCGATCAATGCTTTCAATTCTTTGACTGTCATATCAATCAGCTCCTCTTGAGAAATAATTTATTTCTTACACTTTATCCTGATTAAAAGTAAATTTATAGCAATCAGTACAATCAATAAAGGTATCCAAACATACCAATAATTTAAGAATAATTTTAATTCTGGGAGTTCTAAGATTCTTCCAAAAAATTGTTTCATCATAAACATCTCCTTATGTACAAGCCCGCCGAAGCGGGCTATTTTTTATGATTCTGTTGCTACTTTGCGGAGATAAGCAACTTGAACTGGATCTGTGTGAATCCAAGTGTCGTAGCCTGCTTTTTCCATCATCGCTTGGATTTTCTTCAAGTCGCCTTCTGTTTTCACATGAGTAAATTTGTTTCCTGTCAAAAAGTAAACTTTCGGATCATTTTGATTTCTAAATAGTAACATGGTTTCTCCTACTTTCTTTGGTTGAATTTGTGGTGTGTTTGCTTGTGTGTTGTTGCTTGTATTGCTGAAAACTGCGTTCTTGAAACGTTCGAACTCGCTTGGTTTCGCCACCCAAGGAGCTGGACAGTTTTTGCCTGTTACGTCAAAGTGGCGCCAAATCTTCTCTCTCGTAATATGAGGATAAATGGCGATCAATTCTTTAACGGCCTTCACAGCATTTTGGAATGTCTTTTCCGTAATGTTTCCATTCTTGTCTAGGCACATTTCAACACCGATCGTTGAATAGTTGGCGTTGCCTATCTTAGAATACAGCGGACGATAGCGTGAACCATCTGCATTGTATTTGCTGATTTCGTTGGCGTGATACGCAACTTCATTTAAAGGAATGATACAGAGTGCTTCAATATCATCTATAAACAGTTGAGCAGAAGCATAGGTTCCTTTTAGGTTATTAAAATAGTTCTTGTGATTGCGTGCGGTGCCACCGTTGTTGGCGGTGTAATGCATAACGATACCATCAATACCGTTATTCCTGATACCTGGTCTTGAGTACTCATTAATATTGATATACTCGTATTTGATAAAACTCATCGGTATTTCCTCCTTTTGACAATATTTTTTTGCTATAATCTCCTTATCAGCAAGTGGTCTGCTGAAATAGCCGATAAGGAGGTGAAAAACAATGTTTAAATGTCCTCAATGTGGTAATCAAGGAGCCTTACCACTTATGCCAACCGATGGCACAACCCATTATTTTCTACCATCAATTAATGTTGAAACTAAAGAATTGAAGCTTGATACAGGATTGCCTGTAAAAGCTTATGGTTGTGTTTCTTGTCAAGCAGTATTTTTCAAAAGTGATTCCATCGGAAAAAAATTTGGTTAAATAATTTATCGCATCACTCTGAGTTATTCTTTGAGTGATACAGTTAGATTTTTAACTTTAATATTATCTATATCAATTTGAGCTGGCATGCCAATTGTCAGCTCTGTTAATGTGGCATTCTTTTTCATATAATCTTCCACTTCAGATACAGCATTTTGTAAATTAGAAATCGTCCAGCCTTTCTCAGTTACAAAACTAGTAACCATCTCAATAAATTCTTTTTCTTCTGCTTCTAAAACAATTCTTTCTGCTTTCATGTTGATCCCTCCAAATTTTTTGTATTAAAAAAGAGCAACCGATCGGCTACTCCTTCTTTTCTGTAAATTCTTGGCCATCGCCATAGTCTGGAACATTTTTACTATCCAGAGCTTGGGTTTCAGATTGACCATCACCATAATCGATTTTGATTTCTGTTACTTTAGGTTTTGGATTTTCATTACTATCTTGTAATTTAGTTAGTCTTTCTTTTACCCAGTTTGGAATTGGAATCCCCAGTTGTCCAAGATTTTCAATAATTGAGATTCCATAAACAGCGATATAGAAAAAGACGAATGCAGTTGCAAACGTCTCGAGATTCATAATCTTTAGGTACGGATAAGCAATGATCACTAAGCACACAACTAGCATATGCTTAACAATGCCAAGTAATCCTTTTGTACTATTAGCGTCTTTGATAAATACCCCTTTGCAAAGTCCTGTCACGATATCTCCTACCACTACCCACAAGAACAGCTGCACATAACCATTTGTCAACAACCCTCGAAATTCATTTAGTAACACTCCATTATCAATAATCACCATATTTACCACCTTTTCTATTAATTAAGCAAAATTAGAATTCCAACAAATTAACAAGAGCAACCTATTCTGGCTGCTCTTGTTCTATCATTTGTAACATTTTTGCTTTGACTGCTTCATTTACGAAGCTGAGATCTAAATCCTCTTTCGCTAACGTCACTTCTGACTGAAAAGACATGCCTTTCTTCTTGCTCGACACTGAAACCGAATAACCAGAAACATTGCCCGCATTGTCATAAATAAACGAGATTGATGAAATAACCATCTGTTCCCCTCCTTTCTAGATATATACCTCACCTACCGCAGTGATCCGACTGTTTCCGCTGTTATTCGATAGCTTATACAAACGCCCGTTTTCAACTTGGAATTTTTCAGTCGCACTCCCTTCAATCCAGACTGGAACGGTAAACATTTGTGGAAACCCTTCTCTTACCTTGTCTGGAAGAATGGCAACAGCGTTGCTGGTACTTGCTCCATTGGCTGAACCATTCCAAACAAATTGATCAAATCGAATTAGAATCCTGTTCATGTAACGTTTTAAATAGATATCACCAGCAGTCCCTTTTAATCTGGTCACTTTAAGCCATCCGGTATCATAGAGCATTTCAGCAGACAGAGATCCAGCAAACCCTGCCTCTCGATTATTCAATTGAATCAAATCAAAAGTCATGGAAGCTGATGCGATAAGTTTTGTTTGGTCTCCAATTGAATTTCCTTCATATCTGGACATATGGATAAATTGATCACTGATCACTTGTTCGTAGGATTGAATGATTACGCCCGATGAATTACGAATGACTCCAGCATTTCTGGTTTCTGCGTCTTTGATGGTTAGTTCACCAATTTTTATTGTTCCATCATCGTATCTCCGTGTGTAGGGATTCGAAAACTCTGAACCAACAATCAGCGCACCTTCAACACGTTTAAACACGCCGTTTTCAATTTGCACATTACTTGCAATCAAGTTATCAATGGAAATCCCCCAATGTATCCATTTTGTGCCATCCCATTTATACACAGTGCTTGTTGCATCATTCGGATCTTGCCACAAATCTTCTTTTGCTGGATTAGTTGGTGGTGTGGCAGAAATGATGATCGCATCTTTTCCTTGCTGAGCGACAAGATAGAAATAAGCACTGTAGGTATTATCCGTATATTTGAACCTTGTTCGTGTCCACATATACCAACCCGCTTTAGGTGTGGGTCTAGTCCCTGACCATCCAGATGTCGGTGGATTTACTCCATCTTGAGAAATAGCATAGCTGATTTCTTCGGCAGATACGCCTTTGCCAGGGTCACCTTTCAATGGTTCTGTTTGTTTAACGCCCTCATCATCCTCAATCGTAAGCGAGCTGTCATCGTTAATTGTGATGATAGGACTTTTCCCTGGTTCCCCTTTTTTACCATCATCGATATTGGCAACCGTCACCTCAGCACCACCACGCACGTTCCCCGAATCGTCTGCTACTTCAAAACGAAAGACTGCCTTTTCTTCGATATCTGCAGCATTGATTGTCACTGTCTTGGTATTTGAAAACAAGGTGCCATCTTTAAACCATTTCAGACTAAAGGTATCTGTTACATCCTTGATACCATCTCTAACACGAGCAGTTAATGTGGTACTGCCGAATCCATTTTTGAAAGTAACTCCATCACTAGTGATGATTTCATACGTAAAGACTTTATTTGCTTCGATCAATGCTTGAACACGAGTAAGTAGAGTAGTATCCACTTCTGATTGGAGAATCTGAGCATTAGTGAATACACCTGAGTCATTACTTGGTTTATCAAAATAGATATCCAATTCGCTAACTCTCATAGTCATATTAAGTGAAGGGTTGTATGCCTCATTTAAAACTCGAACAGTATCTCCAATCTGCAAGGTTTTATCAAAGCCTTTGACAGTAACAGTGAGTGTTACTTTGGCTCTTTTCTTTAACTCCGCCAACCCCTGTCCCGCCAATACGTTCTCATTTTCTGTATCGTACTCCCAAGGATAGGAAATGTATCCTTCGCCGTTCACCTTAGAAATAAATTGATTTTTGGCTTGAACGGCTCTGATATGTGCGTCTCCTTTAGGGCTATAAAACAGCCGGTTGCCATCAGCATCCTTTTCATCAATCACGACATTGGTAATTAAAAGACCATCTTTCCCAATGGGTTTGATCGCCGTTTTTAAATCATCTATATTTTCATGGATTTCAATGGTTTCAACATTATTGCCTAGTTCTAGAATAATGTCTTGACGATTATTCCCGATCCCTTGGTATTTATCACTATTTGCTACAAATACATTGAGAATGATGTCAAGCAAACCCCAGTGCTGATTTAATCGGGTAACAAATTCAATCTCTGCATCAAATTTTGTTGCGAGACTAAACAAGCGAGACATGATATTTGAATCTTCTGCTTCCCACTCTAATTGCAACTTCTTATTCGACACCTCGTTGATACCCATCACTAAAGGATTGTCTCCAGTAAATAAAAACACCTTCAGGTATTCCTCAAAGCTCATCGCTTTTGTTGCCTTATATGCAGGGATTTGTTCATTACGAAGCTCTAAAGTAAGACTATCTGCTTGTATAGTTACTATTTCTTCATCCTTAACCATATCTGTAATATCGAAATGAAAGGCAGTTGCGTTATAGAAAAAAGAAATTTTATTTCCTACAACAAAATACTGGGACAATTCCGAGTTTTGCAAAATAGAACATCGAAAGAAAGCAGCTGTTCCTTGTAAAAATCTATGAAGGTTTCCGTCAAAATAGTCATCAGTCACACAGAGCAATTGGTCTTTATTATCTAAGATTGCGATTAATGGACGTTCCATTCTAAACAAACCTCTTTTCATACGTCCCGGTTATTGTCGGCGGAACGGTAGTAAATGGAGAATAGGGGAATTCAATATGATTATTACCAGGTACAAGATACGGAAAATTACTACCAGTGATAAAATCTTCAAGTGTTTGGATTCCGTCTCGATAGATCATGTTCATGCCATTTTCTTTGGTGATAATCACATCCGATCCAGCTGAGAATCGATTAGGTAAATTCTCCCAATACTGTGATTTCAAATCTGCAACCAACACATCCCTAAGTCCCATATTAGGAACAGCTTGTTGCGGTGTACGATCTGCATATTGACCAGTATAGAACTGGACTCGTTTCACTTTTTTTCCTTTTAAGAAGGGGGCATTGACAGAATGATAGCCGCCATTCCAGAAAAACGTGATTTTCTCGCCTTCTTTTCTCAGATCAAACATATTTCGATTGTCATTTCTTGCTTGCGATCCATACGGGTTTGGAGGCAACCAATAAGAAGGTGTTAAGGGGATACTTTTATAAATCTTTGTGCCAGCTCCTTCATTAATCAGAAAATACACAGTAGCACTATTTCCGTTCTTGTCTCCTTTGGAAATTGCCATGCCTGCCACAAAGAGATTATTCTCGTCAACATAGGCTAATGTCCATTGACCAGTTTGCCCCATTTTTCCTGTTTCAAACCATGCCCTTCCCCACAAGTACGCACTTTCAATCGAATTCGGAAGAATCAGTTCCTTGGCTGTTCCATACCATTTTTTTGTACCTGATTTCTTGGCATCCGCTGGGATACCACCCATCCATCCACCATACGCAGTCGTTACCGGCATCTTGGCAACAATCGCCTTCTCTTGGTTCTCATAGAATGTCGTCGCATCCGTCCAATTGCTAAATACGCCGCCATCCTTTCCGATAATGATCTGCGCTTTTTCTCGGATCTCACCATCTGCTTCATCAACATAACCAAGTTGTGTTAGAAAGGTATTTTCATCATCATGCATCCCAATAGCACCTATAAATCCAGTTTCGGCATTATTATGGATCGTAAGTGTTAGCGGGGTTTTATCTGTTCCTTTATAATCAATATCCATCGCAAGTATTCCATTGGAATCAACTTGAGCTGTCACGCTATTCAACGAAGTCGCGTGAGCCATACCATCCGGAACCAAAAAATTTAAAGAAACAGCCACTTCATTTTTATCATCCATTTTTCGAGTGTATTTACTATCTCCATCCAGAACGATGTTCCAATACCGATCTGGAAAGATAGACATCTCTAATCTTTTTGTTTCCCCGTTTGCTAGAAATATACGAGCTAATTCATCTTTATAATTAGCCCATCTCGGATGGTATAAAACAAACTCCATGCTGTATACCTTGCGATCATACTCATTAGAAACGACTCTTCCCATCTTCAATTCATTGCTTATAGAAGGCAGTAAACCGAAGTCTGGAGATTCTGTAAGATCCATGTGTTTAGTTAATTCGAACCCATCAATAGTTATTTTGATATCTGATTCCATAATCTATTTACCACCTACCTTATCTAACATGTTTTGACGATAGTCTCTTTGACTATTTACAACATCGGCCATTACTTTATTATTTGCCATTAGTTTGAGATTCTTAAGGCTGTTATCAAAATTCTTCATAATTTTAATTAATTGATCCAATCGATCCGTATAGTCTTGCGTATTAACAATCGTAGTTGATGTTGGCTCTACAAATGGACTCATACTTCTCAAGTTCCGAACCAATGAAGAATCTTCCGGAATACCCACGCCGTCAGCATACTTTGGAATGCCCAAGCGCCGCATGATCGATTTGGTGCGGCTTGCTTTATAAACTTTGGTTCCCCTCTTAGCATTAGGGATTAGAACATTACGTCCGACTGGAATGTACGGCTCTTTGCCTGGTTCATGTACAATTTCCTTATACAAAGGTCCGGGCTGATCATTTACGATCATATCTCCACCTTTATGAAAATTGGTTCCCTCAGCCATAAAAGCGCCAGCAGCACCGCCAATAGCAGCTCCAGCGGTAGCAACCTTTAGTGTCTTGGTTATAACAGATGGCAAATTTATGAATCTTTGTACAGCTTCTCTTGCATTAAAAGCATTTGAACTGGCATTATCATCCGCATTCAGATATTTCCTAGCTGGATTGTTTCTTGCGAAAATATCTAGTGCTGTTCCACCTGTCCTAGCAGCTAGTTGCGCAGAAGATGAATCACCATTCAAAATCTTCTTAGCTGGATTATTCCCGTTGTAAGTATTTAGTCCGGATTCTCCTTGAAGTAATTTCTGAATAATATCACTATTATCCCCGAATAGTTTCTTCAAAGTAGGCAGTACATTTTTGTTGTAATCATCAACAGAAATTGTTCCATCTTGGACTTTTGCCAGAATGTCCTCGTTATTACCTAACATATGTTTGACGGGATCAGGCAACTCTTTCCAAGCGTTTAAGGATTCTTCAGAAGCAAAAACCTTCGTCATCAAATCTTCGTTATTAAGCAAAATATTCTTTTGAGAGTCAGGAAGTTCCTGCCATCCTTTCCAAGACGTTTCAGAATTAAGAATCTTGAACAACAAGTCATCGTTTTCACCAAAAAATTTCTTTTCGGAATCCGGTAGTTCTTTGAATCGTCCGTACATCTCATCAGATGAATAAATTTTGGTTAACAAATCGTAGTTATCAGCATAAAGTTCTTTGGTAGTATCGGGAATTTCATCCCAGTTTTTCATTTTTTCCTCAGAGTCTTTAATCGTATTTAAGAAGTTGTAGTTCTTAGCATCTAAATCTTTGATCTCTGGCTGATATTCATCCCACAAACCAAGTTTTAACATCGTTTCAGCCATTACCTCAGGAGTGTTTGAATAAAGAAAAGCAGTCTTTGCTTCTAATGACAACTCATCCCATTTACCGGATTCGTCAAGTGCTTTGTACATCGTGATAGAAAATTCATCTTGCAACACAGCCTCTTTATCACTCCAAGCCATTCCATCCCAATACCCATTGGCAATAGCAGCTTCTCCAATGACTTTTTTAGCGTTGGAATCTAAGTTTGCATCATGAACTAAGACTTTCATATCATTCCATGTTTGGATATCTTTAGTAGCTTCTGTAACTATTTCAGTCGCATTAGTTTTAACGTTTCCATCTTTATCCAAGAGTTCTAAATCATTCCAAGTTTTACCAGCTTTTGTGGTTTGATCTGCAGTCCATGCTAAGGATTTCGCGTTTTTCTTAGCGTTCTCCGATAATTTAGCAGATAGATTTGCTGAGTTTTCTAATATCTTTTGATTCTCAGCAATGAACGCTTCTGTAGTGCCAGCGGTTTGATCAATCATCTGACCGTTGGCCAATGATATCTTTTCTGCTAGTTCAGGGTATTTTTGTACTAGTAACGCCATTTGGGCATCCAATGCATCGGTTGATGTTTCGCGCGCATCTTCGTAAAGACCGACCAGCATGTCAATTTCTTCTTTATTCAATTGACCAGTTTTCTCTAATTTACTCCTATAGTCATTAATATCTTCAGTGTAGCTGTCTTTGGTTTGTTGCCTTTGTTGTGCCAATGATTTTATCCATGCTTCAGCTTGTTCCGCTGTTGCTGCTTCAACATCACCTGTCAAGGCAGACATTACTTCTCTGCGAGCATCCGCATCAGTGATTGCTATGTTAAGATACTCTTTTGCACTTTGGGTCATAAGATCTTGAACCATTTTAGCGCCTTGGATTGTAATCTCCCCATCTTTATCAACATACTGCTGTTTGATTCGTAGAACTTCCTCATTATTGGCTTTAACAAGTTCCATTACTTTCTGGGTTTCATCAGCTTTTTCATCAAGAATCTGACCAGCTTTTTCCTGAAGTTCAGTAGGTAATAAATCAACTGCTGTTTTGTAAGCTTCTAGTTTGTTCGTAAGGTCATTCTCGATAGTTGATCCTATTAATTGGAAGTTACTCACCATTGATGCGGTATCAGTATCAAAACCTTGCGCCATAAGATTAAATGTTCCTGATGCTTTATTTGTGTTATCCTGTACAGCTGATAGCGTAGTATCTGTAGCTTGCGTCACATCTTCTCCCCAACGTTGGACACGTTGACTAGAATTCCAAGCTTCTTCACCGAATAATTTCCATGCACCATACCCGACTGCAAGCGCACCACCAACACCAACGATACCAAGAATAAGCGGACCTAATGGACCGAGTGCAGCCGACATGGCTCCTATGCCTCCAGATCCTGCCGCCCCGCTGGCTGCAGCTCCAAATTGTGTCATGGTGCCTGACCCACCTGCTAAAGTTTTTAGAAAGTCATTGGCGGAAATATCTCCATCAATAAATGATTTTTTAACCTCATCGATAGCTTTTTTCTTGGCCATGTTTGCACTTAGATCAATAAAGGATTTTCCTAACCCTCCAATTGTGCCGCTTAATTTTCCGGCAATTGATAACAAAGGGCCAGCGGCCGCAGTAGCAGCTATCAATTTTACGATCATCTGTTGGGTTTTAGGATCTGCATTGCTAAACGCCTCAGCTAGATTACCGATTTGTTTGATTAGAGGTTTGCTCGATTCTAATCCATCTCTTAATGCATCAACAAAAGGACCTCCCAAATCAATCGCAGCGTTAACTGCTTCGTTTCTCAGCATCTTAAGTTTGGATTCCGTTGTTTCGTAACGCTTGCCAGCTTCTTCAGCAAGTGCAGTATTTTCTCCGAATGCTTTGTTACCCATTTCTACCGCCCCAGCAAATACTCCGCTGGCATTAGCTGCACGCAGCAAACTGTCTCTTAACCGAACTTCAGTTATACCCATGTCATCCAACACACTAATTGCAGACGAACCTTGTTCTTCGGCTTTTCCTAATCCTTCGACAAATTTCATAATTGCTTCAGATGGATTAGATTTGAACATTTCAGCAAATTTGTCACCAGTCATTCCGGCAACATCAGCAAACTGTTCCAAGCTAGTTTTCGAATTGTCAGCTTCTTTATACATCTTTTTAAGTTCTGCAGATGTAAATCCCATTTCTTTGGAAACACCAGTTAGTTCTTTGCCACCATTTCGCACCGCTGTTACTAATCTTTCCCAAGAAACACCTTGATCCTCGGCATGTGCTTTCAACTCGTCAAATGAGCCCGCTCCTTTTTCAACAGCTAATTGCATATTAACCATCACTTTAGAAAAGGCTGACCCACCTGCTTCGGCTTCAATACCTACAGATGAAAGAGCAGCGGCGAAACCTAAGATATCCCCTTCGGACATACCAATTTGAGCACCAGCCCCAGCTAACCGTAATGCCATCGCCGATATTTCAGATTCCGTTGTTGCAAAGTTATTACCTAAGTCAACCAATGCAGATCCTAAGTTGCTAAATTTATCTTGCGACATTTGAGTAATATTAGCAAAACGAGCCAACTCGGTGGCAGCTGTTTCAGCGCTCATGTTTGTTGACTCGCCTAGATCGATCATTACTTTAGTAAATGCAGAAACATTTTCTGTTTGAATTCCCAATTGCCCTGCAGCTTCAGCAACAGCAGCTATTTCACTATGGGTTGACGGTAGTTCATTTGCAAGATTTCTTAAACTCGCTTCAAGATCATCGTATGAATAAACAACATTACCATTGCTATCCACCACTTCGTCTGATGTTTTCTTTACACCAGCAAATGCTGATTCCCAACTAATAGCAGCGGCAGTCACAGCAGTCACGCCAGCCGCAATAGGTACAGTTAAGCCTTTTGTCAAACTAGACCCTATGTCCCCTAGTCTTTTGCCGTTGTTTATTAAAACATCACTTGCTTTATTGATTGAACCAGTTAAACCTTCATTTCTGATTTGATAGTCAGCAATCGCTCCTGCGGTATTTTGTAACTGTAGTTTATAGTTTGCCAGTTTACCGTTAGCATCTTGTAATTGGTTAGCCAGCCGTTTCGTGGAGTCAGTAGCTTTACCATCAACAAATGAACCATCATAGGCTTTCTTGAGGGCGGTCACTTGATTTTCTTGTGCTTTGATAATCTGTGTTAAACCATCGTATCGAGTGCCTAATTTGCCAAGTTTGTTCCCTGCCAAGTCAGCAACTTTCATATTTGCTTGCATTTCTTTTGCTAGGTATTGTACTTGTTTTTTAGAATTAGCAACGCCTTTCCCAAAATCGGCATCATCCAACCCTAGCTTAATGACCATATTTCCTAATGGAGTTGCACCAGCCAAATCATCCGCCCCCTTTCCCTTTGACTAAATCAGACAATGGCTTAATTTCTTTGCGTTTTTTATTTTTCTTTCCTTTTGGCGTTTGTTTAAACATAATTTCATAAAGGTACAGCGTATCTGTATTTAGAACGTCATTGATTGTCCAACTGGGATAAATCTTCAATATCGACCTCACAACATCTAGCTGTAACTCATGATGATCGGACGAACTTATTTTCCGTCCTTTTTTCCTTTTGGGTCTTTCTTATCTGTTGGATCTGATTCTTCCACGTCTTTCTCGTACCCTAAGACACGGTACATAATGATTTCTAAGATTAAATCTTTGTCCCATGTATCAATACCGTCTAAAAGGACAGTTCCTGTTAAATCTTTGTCATCAAACAAGCCTGCTACAAATTCAGCACGGAATTCAGTAAGCTCCCTATTTGAAGGAGCAACATCATTACCTTCTTCATCCTTTTTAAAAAGTTTTGCTTCACCATCCGTGTAATCCAAAGCTTTTGAATAAGGCACGTGACTTTGCGTGAAGGTCTTTCTTGTTCCATTGATCATTAGATCCAATCTGATTTCTTTTCCAATTTCTGACATGTATAATTCCTCCTATTAATCAAAAATAAAAAGGCTAGTCCGAAGACTAACCTTTGTCATATTACTGTCCGCCACCACTTGGAGGTGTAACAGCGCCACCAAGAACGGCAGTTTTTAGTTGGGCGACTGCAGCCGTCCCAAATGCACGTAAGACTTTAACAGTTTTATCATTTTCACCAATGGTAATTTTTCGAGAGATTGCGTTGTAAACGTACTCGCCCGCTTCAGGTGTAAAATCTTCATCGTTTTTCGTAGCCAATGAAAACCCATCACGATTAAACGAACCTGCTACCATAGCAAAAGCAACTGGTTCACCATATAAATCTTCTGCTTCAGCGACTGCAGCCATATAAGGAGGATCTGTTTCATCACCGAAACCGTCGATACCTTCCGCCATTTTGATCAATCCTAATATTTCTTGTTCAACTTCTACAGGCACATCCAGTAAACCAAAGTTTGCAGCTACTGATCCGGTACCTTTTTTGGACAAGTAATATTCAACGTTACCAGCAAATACTTTCACCGCTTCTTTGGATAGTCCTGTTAAGTCGAAGGCAGTAGGTCCACCTTCTTTTTGTTTACCTTCTAAAATGTGAATTTCCGCTGTTGTATCTGGTTCTAAAGCTGTAGTAAGTTTTCGAACCGATAATTTATCAAAGCCATAAGTTTCCATTTATAAATTCCTCCTAATAAAATAGACACCGATTAATAATCAGTGTCATGAATTTGTGTGTTTTTTCGATAACGTCTTGCATCCACAAAGCGTTTTGTTTCTGAGAAATATTCGTCAAGCCCACCATTTAACTGAGCATAACCAAATTTCCACATCGCAGCTTTCACTGCTTTAGCAATTTCTTTCGTCAAAATCCTTGATTGAGTTTCAACGTTAATTTGATAACTGAACGTTTGCGACATCTCTTTGTTGGCAGCATAATAAGCACTAGTCGGCGGCCCAAGTGGTGTATCGATGATAATAAAAGGTTTGGTCGAATCGAAGCTTTCAGGTACTTCATAGAATTTGATGTTCTTTGCAGTAACCTCTTTTGCAATCGTAGGATCAGCAGATAAAACGTTGTAGACTTCCATCATCATATCTTTCATCGTGCTAACTCCTCCAATTCTGACCGCATCTCCTCAAATGCAGATCCTTCTGTTTTATCAACCACACCTTGCAATTTCCCCATTCCTCTAGGGCTAATGTACTTACCAAACCGAGTATAGCCAAACTCACTCAAATGCACTAAGCGCCATCTTGAACCTTGACCCCAACCAACTTCGATCGTTTTAGGCGGTCCTTTTTTCACTCCGGAAACAATTACTGTGTCATGCGTTTCACCAGTATCCATGTAACTGGATACCGCCTCTTGCACATCTTGTTGCAATTTTTTCCCATAGTTTCTAAGCGACTTATTCACGATCCGGTTTGTTCTTGCTGGACCTAGCTTGGCTTCGAGATTCTTTAGTATCTCGTCCACACCTTTAACTGAAACGCTCATGAGGTCACCCCCAAGATGATTTTAAGAAAATCGTTATTCTCAACATCTGGCGCAAAATCTACAATATCCCACACATCATCTTTGTATCGGAAATCATCCAAGACTACTTTATGC